GCAAAAGCACAGTTCCAGAATCGCTGGAACTGGTTTGAGCGTGTGAGTCGCGGGCTAATTTTAGACGCAACCACTGGCAAGGTTATAGCTCGCCCCTTCGACAAGTTCTGGAACTGGGGTGCATTCGGGCGGACGACTGACGCGGACTTGATTGAGGTAACAGAGAAGCTAGATGGGTGTTTTACTGGCTATACAAAACTAAATCTATGGGGTGGTGGTACAATTCCTATTAGGGAAGTAGTAAAAAAGCAACTAGCAGTAACACTTATAGGGATAAATAAGAGTGGGCAAGTTGTTCCTGCAAAAGTTGTTGACTGGTTCAACAACGGTACAAAAACTGAGTGGCTTTTACTGACGGTAGATTGTGATGTCTCTAAGCTATCAGGAACTCGGACAGGGAACCATATTGTTGTTACACCTAATCACCATATACTCCTAAACGGACGATACCAACCAGTAGTTAATGCAAGACCAGGTGATTATGTTTTAAACTATGGATGGTGGCCAGATGATCGTCAGCAAGGCAAACTTATACGGCGAGTAAAAGAGGTGAAAGTTCTTGACATACAGCATCTTAAACATGATGGTTCACACTCACACTTTTCCGCTGGGCGTGTTGGTTTCGATGTAGAGACAACGACGGGAAATTATTTTGCTAAGGGTGTCTTAGTACATAATTCGCTTGGCATTATGTACTGGCATGAAGGCAAGTACAAGATTGCCACACGCGGATCATTCACAAGCGAACAGGCGTTGTGGGCGACAGAGTATTTGAATACGAACTATGATCTTAGTACTTGTGATTTTCCTGGCACATTGCTTTTTGAGATAATCTACCCAGAAAATCGTGTCGTGGTGGATTATGGTAGGCAGCATGAAGACTTGGTGTTAATCGGAATACGGCTGCGTGAATCAGATTATGATGCCCTTTATCCTCATTTGGAATATTTTGCTCAGAAATACGGATTTACTTTGCCTCAGACCTATGAATTCTCTGACATAGCCAGCATTCTCGCCGCCCGCGAAGAGATTGTAGGCACTGAGCAAGAGGGCTGGGCACTACGGTTTGCTGATGGGCAACGATTTAAAGTGAAGGGAACGTCCTACCTAACACTACATCGTTTGGTTAGTCGTGCAACATATCCTGCTGTAGTTAAGGCTATGATGCGAGGCGAGTTGGACGAAACATTGCAAGATTTGCCCAGCGAGCTATCGGGCGAGATCGTAGAATGGCGGGACATAACTAATGAGAGAGTGGCGCACATAAAACGGTGCGTTGAGCTGAACTTTGCCATTGCGCCACAGGGAAGTCGGAAAGAGTTTGCTATATGGGCTAATACGGTTTTCCCAAGTCTCGCTCCATATCTATTCAGGCGGCTAGATGGGTGCGACTATACACAGTTGATCTATAAGAATATTCTAAAGGAGTGCTAGACTGCATGGAACACTCAGATTTAGCTGCAAGCCTTCACGTACTTCATCCTAGCCCCGAGTGGGTATTTGTAACAGAAGTGCGGGTTAGGGCAGGATGGGCTGACTATAGCGAGCGCAATCAGGCTAATGCCGAGCGAATAATAGATGCGTTTGCCATGAATACTTGGCCATCGCGTGGTCACTTGCGCATTGCCTATGAAGTGAAAACATCTCGTTCGGACTGGCTTAGAGAACTTCGCGACCAAATGAAGAGTGTGCCGGCATACTATCTCAGTCACCGTTTCTACTACGTACTAGCCGAGGGGGTATGGCGTCCCCAAGATAGGTCAAATCCCGCACTACGAAGCGCAGGAATTATTCTGGTAAGGCAGGGTAATTTTGAGAGGTTAAGAATTGCTACTAAACGAGTAGCCTGGCCAATGCCCGAGGGGTTTGTCGCCATGCTACTAAGGCGAATGCAGGACGTGTCAACATGAACCTTACTACATTAGGACGACTACTTAGAGCCTCACCTGGATTGCTTGTCGGGTTGGCCGGCGATATTATAGTCGGTGTGGGCTGGTGGCTGTTAGATATAGGCGGAGCATTGTTACGCTGGAGTTGGAAGCAGTACGATCAGTTATCCTGGAAGCAATAAGTGGAGGTTTGCAATGATGTTGGTTTACCTTGTTGGTCCAATTAGTGGTATGACGTGGGAGGAGTCAACAACTTAGCGACGTTATGTTGAACACGCACTTAGCATAAGTAATATTGGTGTCCTCGACCCACTGCGCGGTAAACAATTTCTAGAGAAGCGAACAACTAATGGTGTTATCACGGGCACTTATGAAGATGACGCCATTACAACAGCACAGGGTATTGCCGGGCGAGACATTAACGATGTACGGCGTTGCGACGCAGTGCTTGCTAACTTTCTAGGCGCACGCAAAGCCAGTCAGTTCTCGCTTATAGAAATAGGTATAGCATTCGAGTGCCGGAAGCCCATTATAATTGTAGTAGATAAAACAGGCAATCCGCACAACCACTCATTAATAGAGGAACGCATTGCCACTTATACAACCGATAACCTCGATGAGGCTATAGATTTGACAAAACATCTTCTCGCGCCTATTCCAACGACCACCCTCACTATTATGGGTTAATATGGAGTTCAATGCTAACACTAGGACCTTACACCTTGGGACCTAATGACACACCCGAGAACGGGGTGTATGTAGGTGATGCACGGGAGTTAGCGCGTGCTATTCCTGACGAGTCAGTAGACCTAATTTTCACAGACCCACCATGGGATAACAATAGCGTAGTTTTATATGATGACTTAGCACAAATGGCTATACGTATTCTCAAGCCTGGTAGTCTCGTCTTTGCATATACAGGAAATGACTGGCTGCCTCGCATAATGCAGGCCATGAGTAATGCTGGCCTATCTTGGCTTCGTATGTTTGCAGGCATACAACTTGCTAGCAATAATAGATATTTTCGCAAGCGTTTGTTTGTAAAGTGGCGACCAATTGTAGTCTATGTTAAAGGTGAATATAATCCCAAGAGTTGGCTCCCTGATGCTCTGCCAACTAACCGTGATAAACGGTATCATCCCCGGGGCCAAGGTGCAAAGCCTGTCCTTCGATGGATTCAGAATGCAAGTCCACCAAACGCTATCGTATTAGACCCGTTTGTAGGTGGTGGAACATTTATCGCCGTGTGTAAAATGCTTAGTCGGCGTTTTCTAGCTTTTGATATTGACTCAAGCGCGGCAGACATAGCTCGTCAGCACGTGCGCGATACTCAACCACCACTATTTGTACTGAAGCCAAAGCAGGGGGACTTACTGTGAGTATTGGACCGTATCAACTCGGCCCAAACAATACAGCTGAGAATGGAATATATACGGGAGATGCACGCGATCTTGCACGTGCTATCCCTGATGAGTCGGTGGACCTCATCTTTACCGACCCCGTGTATCAAAACATTGATGATTACCGGTGGTTGACAGAGATGGGGGCGAGAGTGTTAGTGGATGGTGGAAGTTGTATTGCGCAAATTGGACCAGAGTATATGCCAGAGGTTCTGGCTGCAATGACACCCGCACTAGATTGGGTTTGGGAGTTAATGGAATGGTATGGCTCTGGCGCGGGCAAAATCTGGTACAAACGTATCTTTTTAGCTCATAAGCCGTGGCTTTGGTTTAGTAAGGGGCCACGAGCGGGCAAGTGGGTTAGAACTGGTGGGCAATCAGTAAGAGACAAAAACCACCATCGGTGGGGAGACAGTGCGGGATTTATGCTCCCCTATATTCGTGCCCTATGTCCCCAAGATGGGGTTACCCTCGACCCATTCACCGGAGGCGGTACTGTTCCCGCCGCCTGTAAAATGCTGAATCGCTGTTACTTGGCTTTTGAGATTGAACCAGATACGGCAGATGATGCACGTCAGCGTATACGTGAAACTCAACCACCGCTGCCACTAGAGATACCGACACAAGGAAAGCCACTAAATGAGTGTCTACGTTGATGAGCTAAGAACTTATATCATTCACCAGCGACATGGCCCGCAGTGGTGTCATTTACTAGCTGACAGTGTAGCAGAATTACACGTCTTTGCAACTCGTCTTGGTCTAAAACGTCACTGGTTCCAAGACGGGCGCTGGCCTCATTATGACCTAACAGTAAATAAGCGTGCACTGGCTATTCAATTAGGGGCTAAAGAGATACATAGTCGAGACTGGATAACAGCTCATAGTGAAGAATTACCGGGGAGGAGTTAGCGACAATGCTAAATAGCAGGGAATAATGAAACTTAACGAGCACAGTGGTAGATTGTATTGGCGCTGTCCACGATGCGGTAATCGGTATACTCTGTCTATGTGCTTGCAACGCGAGCCGAAGAACCCGTGAGACTAGAATTACAGCCTATCTCATACCCAGAAGCTTGCGCATTCATCAAAGAGCATCATAGCCATCACCTGCCACCGCAGGGATGGAAGTTCGGAATCGCTGTCAATGATGGTGAGAAAATCGTCGGCGTTGTAACGGTGGGGCGTCCAGTGGCGCGACACCATGATGATGGGTGGACGCTTGAAGTCACTCGTTGTTGTACGGATGGAACTAAAAACGCAGCAAGTAAACTCTACGCGGCGGCGAGTCGTGCGTGTCATGCACTAGGCTATAAGCGTCTCATTACTTATACACTTCTAGAGGAGCCGGGAACATGTCTTCGTGTGGCAGGATGGAAGGTCATTAGTATCTCGCATGGTGGCACGTGGAACCGAAAGGCCAGACCTAGGATAGATAAGCACCAAACTGGTCAGAAACGGCTTTGGGAGGGGCCATGATTATTCTTTTACTACTTCTACTCATCTTCCCCCCATTATTGCCATGCGCGTTTCACGGTATAGTGACTATTAATGGTGTCAATGCACCTGAAGGTACATTCATTACTATGGGAGGGGATGGGGAGACAGTTTATGCCCGAACTACAGTATTCCCATATGAGGATATATCAGTTTACCGCATTAATATACCGGGTGATGATCCCGATACACCCGAGCGCGAAGGCGGTATAGAGAGTGAAGAAATATGGGCCAAAGTATCTGATGATATTCAGATCGAGGAAACGCGAACTTGGAGCTCTGGCGAGCCGTCAGAGTATTGGGATTTAGTTATAACAGGAGGTGCCACAGTAACGCCGACTATACCACCACCACCGGCGACTGTGTTTCTCCCGCTGATTATGAATAATTACCCCCAAGTGGTCAGCGGGGGAAGTAGTATGGGGGATAAATATGAAGAGGGGACCTAAACCTCGAAAGCTACCTGTAATGATCGCACAGCAGATTATCACTCGCTATCAAGCCGGCGAGATAGGCACCGACCTTTGCAGTGAGTACCATATAGGTTATGATAGGTTTCGCAATATCCTAGCAGTACATAGTGTCAAGATACGCCCGTATAGGCGAAGGCGCAGAACAAAGGACACACGGGAGCGGTGCAGGAGTTGTGGCATCATATTGGAAGAATGTGAGGACTGGGAGCGAGCACTGGAGCGCGATGGGCTGTGCGGGGGGACTGTGTGCCGAAAGATTATATTATGAGGAGGGGAGACAATGAGAATACTGCTAGCATGGAAGAAGGTCGCGACATGAGAACCAAAAGAGTGTTGTGGTCTCTAGCTCTAGCAATCATCTTTAGCCTGAGCTTGCTTACTGTTCAGGCTTGGCGACACTATACCATCTACCTGCCATTAGTGATAGGGGGTGGTAGAGAAAGCGGGCAAGTCAAACCAACTCCCACTGCGATACCTATACTAACAGATATGACCAAAAGTAAAGGAGAATAAGATATGAAACTACAGTGTCCAACATGCAAAAGAGAATTGAAGGTAAACCCCAAACGTGAAGCGTGTCTTGCATGTGGAGTTATTGATCACAAAACATGCGCCACATGTGGAACCACGGTAACTCTGCGCTTTCCACCATCTTTGCTTGTGCTGCAGTAATCTTCTACAATGTATTTATGAGGTAGAGAAATGGGACTTAGTCGACCGATGAAGTGGGTACTTTTCTTAATGCAAACAGAGAACGTTAGCATTGAGCGCTTCCTGCGAACTTACCGTTTCTACCCATGGCTCCAAAGTACTAAAGCACATCCAAGCCGAGTCACAGTACGAGCACTAGAAAACAAAGGGTATATCGTGCTAGAACGCAGAGGCGAACGAAATCTCTGGGTTCTTACTGATAGCGGCAGAAGACAACCCGTAATAAAGGAGAAGGCATGAGAGTCGTAACTATGTTTTGTTTGTTTAATGCTACGTGTTTGTTTTGGGCGCGAAAGCTGGGTTACATTGGCAATAAAGATATATGGGGTTTTGTAGCATTCGTAGCATTTGGCGTAATTTCTGCAATGACTGAATATGGTCAGAAATACAGTCAATCAATAACATAATACTATTACAACTACTACCTGGAGGAACAAGATGAAACCACTTAACGTGTTTAATGTTAGACTTGGACTAGCAACTAATAGTAGTAGTTCGCACAGTATTATATTCACTGAGCAGCGCGTTCGAGATAGCTATGATAACTTAGAAGGGTTTGGCTGGGATTTCTTTACACTTGCGTCGCAACAAGCAAAGGAATCGTACTTTCAAGTCGCACTATATCAAACCCTACGCCATACCGTAGGCAAAGACATTGCAAGGATGGTTGCACAGTCATTTGTGATGGAGCCACACCACCTCACAGAATCAGCTAACTATCTATTCCCCTACATTGATCATCAGAGTGCGCCGACAATTCCTAGTGACTGGGGTGGGCATGGGATAGACATGGAGTTTGCACAGGACTTCTACAACTTCCTCATGCAAGATAACTTAGTAGTGCTTGGCGGTAATGATAACGACGGAAAGGTTCACCCCCTAGCTATTAATGGTGCCGTAACATTACCATTTGCTAACTGGGGAAGTTCAGCGGCATGGGTGGCACGCAAAGACCACGCACATAACTACTGGACACTTTTCAGCCGCACATCAGGTGCAAAGCTTAGATTTGGTTTCAATGAAGACATGACAGCGCCAGCCCGGGCTTCTGTACCTGAACTAGTAGATATAAAGATTACAGACTACTGCGACCACAATTGTCCTTGGTGCTACCAAAGCTCGTCTGTTGACGGTAAACATGCTGATTATATCCACCCAATTACAAAGGCACTAGGCGAGCTAAAAGTCTTTGAAGTTGCGCTAGGTGGTGGCGAGCCAACCCTACATCCTAGATTTACCTCAATACTCCGAGACTTTCAATATTGCGGTGTAGTGCCAAACTTCACCACCCATAAACTAGCTTGGCTTCGTGATGATAGCCTGAGACAAGAGGTTCTTGCATCCTGTGGTGCATTCGCATACACTCCAGATAATATAGAGCAAGCACGAGCACTATGCTCTCTAGTAGACGTACATGAAATTAACCCACGGCGAGTATCAATACAACTTATTGCTGGATTTTGGGAAGGGCCAGTCTTTGAGAAACTTCTTAGTCTAGCCCATGTTCACAATATTGGTGTTACACTTCTAGGCTATAAGGCTACAGGTCGTGGTGCTAACTATAGATACCAACCGACACGTGAAAGCCTCGATGAAATGTGGACGGTAATTCTTAAGTTGCGAGCAGTGTATGGTGCTCCGCGAATTTCCATAGATACCGTACTGGCCGAGCAGCTAAAAGATAAACTTGTAGAGACCGAGATTCCGCACTGGCTATACCATACGAGTGATGGTACATTCTCCTACTACATTGACGCCGTAAGTAAAAAGATAGGACCGTCGTCTTACTGTCCAACTTATCGACTTATTGATATGAGCGCGGACTTAACGGCGCAAATAGCACGAGTATTTTAATATAATGGATATTACATCAACAAGTTGGATTGAGTACGGCTTGGGTCAGAGCGCTACCCCCTTTGCGTGCGCAAAGGAAAAAGCACTATCCTGGTATCGCTTTATAATATCGGTAATCTACTCCGGACAATATGATGATGTAATAGTAGGTGAGTTAAGAGAGGGAGTTCTTGCACAAATGAATGATGAAGTGCGTGCCGAGTTTGATAAACTAGTACAAAGTGGCTAAGTGTAAGCATAATAGCCTTAAACTAAAAGAACCATATGTGAAGGGTGAGCCCATGATCTTCATATGCCTAGACTGCGATCAAGAAATTACAAGAAGCAAGCACAAGAGAGGGGCAAAATGACTCACCAATATCCTGAATCAGTTAATATTCTTGGCGTAAATTACGCTATAGCGTATCACGACAATCCTGCGGAGGTAGACATATATAAACGCGAGTCGTTATGGGGGCAAATAGATTACTGGACACGTACTATTCGCATCTATGATAATGAACGTCCCAAGCAGGATGTTTGGCAAACGATTCTTCATGAGGTAATGCATGGCATTATGAATATGTTACACTTGAACAAGCTGCATGATGACGCTGCGCATAGTGAAATGGATTCATTAGCACTGGCTCTCACGGATGTATTTGTAAGAAATGGATGGTTGGTAGGAGTGCGGGAGGATGACGCGGATGACGTGGAAAGAATCTAGCATTTCTTGGACAGATTACTCAGGTGGTGCCGCAAACTTTGTGTTGGGCTGTACGCCTATATCGTTGGGATGCAAGAACTGTTATGCTCATCGTAATTTCAGGCGGTTTGGCAAAGACTTTTCCAAGGTAGTTTGTAGTCCAAAGAAGCTCAGGGGACTAGCTAGTACCAGATTTCCAGTATTCAGCCCTAAGCGTGGTGCACCACATAAACCCATGGTGTTTGTAGTAAACATGGGAGACCTCTTTCACACATCAGTTACAGACGAGTTTCTCTTAGATGTGTTTAGAATGTTTCAGGCTCGCCCGAATGTAGTTTGGCAAGTACTAACAAAACGCGCAGATCGAATGCGACGATTCATACTTAAGTATCTAGCGCATCCCTATAGTGAATTTGGACGCTGTACCACAAAGCATCCCTGGCCCTTCCCTCATGTCTGGCTTAACGTGTCAGTAGAGTCACCACAGTATCTCTGGCGAGTTCGAGAATTGCTAGACACACCAGCCGCTATACGGGGTGTAAGTTTAGAACCACTACTTGCTCCCGTAGATTTGCGACCTTGGATGTTTGATGGTATGGGGCATGATAATCACCCCAAATATAAAAGGTATGAGTACCCCACGGGTGCAATTGACTGGGTTGTTGTTGGCGGCGAGTCAGGTCCAAATCATCGCGCCTTTAATAAACAGTGGGCAATAGACATTCGTAATCACTGTATCGGCCATACACCATTCTTCTTTAAGCAGTCTGCCGGTCTCTACCCCGGTACAGACCCTACGCTTAATGGACAAATCTATCAGCAATGGCCAGGATATAAAGCAATTAGACACAATAACTGGACACAATAATTGGACACCTTGCTAATAAAAAGGAAAGCACAACATGACAAGGCGCAACGTGGCAGAGTCAAATTGGTTACGGTGCGAGCAATGCACGCACTGGCATTACGTAGATGGTATGGCATGGCATAGCAGGCAAAACAGACCTATTAATGGCATCTGCGTTAACCCAGAGTCAGATCACTGTGGCCATGTACTTGATAGACAGCACCATATTTGCAACCCAGACCATTACCTTCCGTTAGTTAAAGCTCGCTGGTGGGAAAAATAATGTCATGGCAAGCAACACTAAGCATAATTAAGAAGTCAATAAGGGCTGAAGGCTGGCGAATACTCTACAAGGACCTAGAAAAAATCAGGACACCAGATGGCATACGTGCTGTTACAGAATCCATTGACTTTGTTGGTAGAATAATCTATCTCCCCAAGGCGACACAGGGCACAGAGGAAACCCTGCAACAATTGGCAGATGTGTGGTTGAGCATACAGGGTGTTATTGCGTTTGAGAATCGAATGAAATCAACAATTAATGAAAGAACTGATGAGCCCAAGGAAATAACAGCAATAACACTACCGCTCTCTCTATTGGACAAAAACACAAAAGTGTGCTATGATGACGGATAGTATTAGTCATATAGCAAAAAGGAGAGATTGGTAAGTGCTTAGAATACTTTGGCATTCCAATGCGGTTTGGGCAAGAAGTGGTTATGGTGGTCAGAGCAAGATAAATGGTGAAGCGATAGCACAACTGGGTCATACAGTACATTATAGCGCTAACTGGGGACTACAGGGTTCCATAGTTGACCTCGATGCGAATACGAAGGTTTATCCGTCGCTACGTGCTGAATCTGGTGATGACCTATTACTTCCCAGTCATGCCGAAGCCATGAAGGCTGATATTGTTATTACTCTATATGATGCTTGGACTTTTGATCCAGTAATTACAAAGCAGTTTTGTTGGATTCCATGGTTGCCAATTGACATGGATAGAATATCAAAACAGCACTATCAGGCATTAGCACCGGCATATCGGGTAATTGCATTCACGCGGTATGGCCAAAAGAAGCTTAAGGAAGTAGGTATAGAGTCAAGTTATGTTCCCCACTCACTAGACACTCGTATATGGCGACCACTTGACAAAGCCGAAGCCCGTGAAGGCCTTGGTTTTCCGCCTGATAAATTTATAGTATTAGTAACGGCAATGAATAAGGGCTACCCAGCGCGAAAGGCATTTCCCGAGATATTATGGGCGTGGAAAGCATTTGCCGAGGGTAAGAAAGATAAAGTTCTGCTTCACTTCCACTCTAATGATGGCCCTGCTATCGGTGGCCCCAGTATCAGGGGAATGGCCAGCGAACTAGGCATTACGCCCGAGACACTTTCTATTGCTGATCAGTACTCGTACTTTCTGGGTTACAAAACATCCTATATGGTTGGACTTACTAACGCGGCTGATGTGCTACTTCTTCCCAGCTATGGTGAAGGATTTGGGATTCCCCTCATCGAAGCGCAAAGCGTAGGCGTACCTGTAATCACCAGCGACTTTGGCGCTATGAAGGAACTATGCAATGCTGGTTGGTTGGTAGAGGGGCAGCCCTTTCTTAATGTGTTGGCCGGTTTTTACCAAGTCCCCTTCATTGACAGTATTGTGGCTGCACTTGAGGAATCATATAAGTGCCGCGGTGATACTAGCTTGTCGGAACAGGCTATAGAAAGTATGAAGCAGTATGATATTCGTTATGTTACCCAAGAGCATTGGACACCAGTGTTAGATGAGATTGAAGAGTCTTTGAGTACCGGTGGCGAGCTAAATCTCTTTGAGGGGCTAGAGTGATAGACTTCATATTTATGCGTAAAGCATTAGTTACAGATTTCACCATAGCTTCCGGTGTAATGTCTGTTTTCATTCTCTTCTGGTTAATAGGTAAAGTAGCACGCCGGTTGTTCACCAGTGAGTAAAATACTTCTCCTTAATCCTCCCGTCCATCACTACACAGGTTTTCAGTTTAAGATTAACCCCACTCTTGGCCTAGCTATTATAGCGTCACTATTGGATACAGCAGGACACTCAGTGAAGGTAATAGACTTAGAAGCTGTCGGAATAACGCCCAATAAACTACATGCCTACTTTAAAAATAACAAAGATAATTGGCCAGACATAGTAGGATTTACTGCGTTATCAGTAGCTGCGCGTGGATGTAAAGAATCTATCAGTGCTATACGTGCAGCAGGATACAATAAAAAAGTTATGGTTGGCGGTATATATGCTACGCTATCCCCACAAGAGCTGATAAACGAGGGCGCTGACTTAGTTGTTACGGGTGAATGTGAGGGGAATATTGTTGAAGTAGTAGATAATGATATTGTTGGTGTAGTAAGCGGTACAGCAGCACCTATTGCAGATATTCCCATACCTCTTTGGAATAAGCATGTTCCCACAATCAATACCTACCAGGGTAATCAACCTCATATTGGCTGGCCCGAAACCGTAACCATGTTTACACGCGGATGTCCACATCGTTGTATCTTCTGCGTAACCGGTGATACACGTATAGAGACGCTTGCAGGTAGTAAAACCATTATTGAAATTAGCAAGGGTGACGAGGTGCTTACCGCCAATGGTGTAGCTGCTATACAAGACAAGCAAATACTAAAAGCTACAAACGGTCTTATAGAGATAAATGTCCAAGGTATGTTTAACAACTTAAGACTTACACCAGACCATAAAGTATTAGCCATTCGATATAAAGCACTTAACCGTATGGCCTCGGCAGCCAATGTAAAACACCGACCGGCATGGATACAGGAAGAGACGCCGCATTTCGTGCAAGCCGGTAAGTTACAGAAGGGTGACTTTTTAATTGCCCCCTATCCCACTAAAACTGTTCCAACCCACTATTCTGAAAGTGACTTTGAGCTTTTCGGACTATATATAGCAGAGGGACATATAAGTAAACAATTGCATCGCAAGAATTACTATATGCTTGTATTAACTTTATCAGCTCGTGAAGGGGCTTTGGCTAACCATGCATTAAAACTACTACGTAAATTCCTTGCAACAGATAAGGGAAGCATCTATCATAATCAGTGCAACAATACACTACAGGTTACAATAGGAGGGCGCAATAAGATTCTATGGTTTAGGGAAACGTTCAGAACAGGCGCAAAACACAAGACACTTCCACCTTGGGCGCTTTTAGCACCTAGGGCACATCAGATTGCCCTACTACGAGGTATGTTTTGGGGTGACGGACATAATTCCCATAGCGGCATTCGTTACACAACCGTATCACGAGTTCTTGCAGAGCAATTGCGACTGATACTATTGCGTACAGGCGGTGTTCCTAATCTTTTTCAGACTCCTGCCAATAAACGACCTAATCAGATACAAGGACGAACTGTAAATGTAAGTGATACTTACGTTGTTACCCTATTTGGACCGGTAGCCGATGAAATGCGTCATGAGTTCAATTGGGTTATTCGTAACGATAGTGCTAACCGGCGTTTTAATCGAGCTTATAACGTAGCGGGCAAGGGTTATGCGCTCTATCCTATTCAAGCTATTAACAAAACGCCGTATGAAGGTGTAGTGTATGACTTAACTACTAATGGAACATTTGTTGCAAATGGAGTGGCTATCTCGAACTGCGCCAATACTATATTCGGACACCAACCCATTAGGTTTCGACCGCCCGAGAACATTGAGCAAGAACTTAGATTCGACAAGGACCAGTTTGGAATTCAGTCACTGTTTGTTTATGATGATGAACTCTTTGGCTGCAAGTACTCAAGTGGTTGGTTTGCGGAAGTGATGGAGCGAATAACACCACTAGAACTCACGTGGAAAGCACAGGGTCGGTGCTCGGAGCGCTATGTAACCTCCGATGTTTTAGAAAAAGCATACGCAGCCGGTTGTCGTGCTATCATGTGGGGCATTGAAAGTTTCAGTCCTAAAGTCCTAGATGCTATAAAGAAAGATACAAAAGTTAGCGACATATGGGCAACTCTTAAGCGAGCCAAAGCCGCAGGTATTAAAAACTGGGCTTTCACAATGATTGGTAACTATAAGGAGACTGAGCGTGACTTGGCCATAACAGCTGCCGCTCTAGAGAAAGCTAAGGGTATGGGGTTAATTGACTGGCGTCAAACTACTATCGTTACTTCGTGGCCGGGAACAGAACTGTGGGATATTCAAGAACGTGAGGGTTGGCTGACACCGCCACCTGATACAGGACCGCAGACACAGCAAGTATATGCCGATACACCTTGGTTAACTAAAAAACAGATGTTATATTGGCTGGGAAAGTTTTCTACCATTTGTTAGTTAAAGGAGAGAATATGAGTGATAATATCCTCGTAACAGGTTCGGCCGGGTTCTTTGGTGAATGGGTAATACCGGCACTGGAGGGAGCAGGGTATAATGTTATACCATACGATATTGTAGACGGTGATGATGTTGGTAATAGGAGACGTCTAGCCGGCAGACTGCGCTCCTGTCTTGGTGTTGTGCACTTAGCTGGTGTGGGAATGTTGGCTAAGGGACAAGACTACGGATGGCATCACGCCACCATTTACGAAACGTTTACAAGTACATTTCTGACATTCGTTGCGAGTCGAAGTGCCACCCACTTTATTCATATGTCGTCTGGTGCTATCTATGGGTTTGGACCCGAGCAAATGAATGGTTGGCTTACAGAGAATGATATGCCAATAAGTGAGTTATTGATCCCCGACACTCAAGCGCGAATAGATATGCTCAATGCGTACTCGAAAAACAAATGGGAGATTGAAGAGTACTTAAGCAATGCCGACTTGAAAACAAAAGTTGCAGTCTCTCTGCGCGTAAACTGCATCGAGCCTCATAACGCGGGTGCAGTACAACGCGGTGATCATTGGGGCTGGTGGTGCTCGCAGCGGTTAGTATGTGATGCTATACTGGCTGGGTTGCGGCGGCAGGAATCTGGTTTCTTTCCTGTAAATGTAGGCGAGGATAACCCTAACCTTGACAAGGAAAACTTAACGGAGCTTTTACGCTCATGACAAATAAAGAGTGGTTGCTGTGTGCTATTGACATGGCCGGATACGACGGTGTATCGCTGCGACAACTCGAAGTAATAATGTTTCTTATCTACCACGATAGCCCAATATACCTTCGGGGCGAGGGAAGCAAGGATACATTACCTGAATTAAACTTTCGTCCCGGACTGTTGGGCCCTATCAGTTACGATCTACGCGATATGCTCAGAATATTGGTAGACAAGAAATTAATTCAGACAAAAATGCTCTACGAGGGAGACACAGTTCTTCTCTACACAATGTTATACTTTGTAACTAATGCGGGACATCATAGAGCTCTGGGTATACGCGGAAGGTATTTGGCCCGAACATTCACTGTACGAACACTCGAAATTACTTTCCCTATTACTTGGCTGACAAAGTTCCGTATAGTGCTAAAAGAAGTACAATCACAACAATTCTTGAAAGTAATTAAGGCACTTAGTCATAAGTACCCGAACTTTGCATCACCACTTTTCAGTGTGAACTAGAACTACTACAATTTATTCCTCATTATAACTACTACCATTTCTGTAGTAGTTATACCTATTCTACTACTAAGTTAAGGAGATAAATGTTTATCTGTGATAAAGCCGGTTGTAATGTAAGAGTAGATGAATCCGAAGTAATTGAGGTGAGCAGAGATGGTAGTTATTTTCACTTCTGCTGCTACGCCCATCTCTACGATTGGGCCAAAACCCAAATGTATAATGAGTCAGGCTTAGGCGATAATACCCTCAGTATAACAATATATCAAGCAAGGCGTTTTAGGAAATGTCCCATTAACTGGCATATATCTAATTACTTTGCGAGCAGGGAATAGGCGAAATGATTACTGTTAAGTGTCCCAATTGTCAAACAATGATGGATGCGTATGACCCTAAGAACTGGCCCGGTCGTGAACCTGATGCTGAGTGTCCGAATTGTGGCGCGCTAGTAACTAGTTTGGGAAATGGAAGCACCTTTGCTCGTACTGGGGTAGGCTTCGTAGCGGTCTTATCTACACCTATTGCGCAAGAGGACCTTCATCAATGACACACATACTTCTTAACCCAACATGGTCATGTGTAAATAAGTGCGCTTATTGTTGGCTTAATAGCACTATAAGGAAAAGACCTGAACTATTAAATGCCAAGACTCGACCATTTGACGACTGGCTAAGTGCTGTTAAAAGAGAGTTAGTTAAGATAGAAACTACCACTGGTCGCACACCACTCGTCATAGATATTGCCGGCGGCGAACCATTTCTTCTTCCCTGGATTGTAGAGTTCATCGCGCACTTTCCTGAAGTACCCGTTGGTTTATCTACTAATGGATTACCTGATCACGTACTTCAATTGGTGCGAAGGCCCAAGTTACCCAACCTAATATCAATCAATATGAGCTATCACCCCGGCACAACAGAACGCTACCCTGACTACGAGCAATTCTTTCGCAATAGAGTACTAGACATTTTAGGTACTGGATACCCGCTGCATATAAGCGCTGTAGGTTATGGAGAGGGCGCACGGCTTGTACGCGACCTAGCTGGTTGGGCAACAGACATAGGAATTGACGTATATGTATCTCCCTATGAGGATATGGCTATGTTGGCAGATAAACAAGAACAAGGTCTCGTGTGTAAAGGTGGAATAAACCATATCGTGGTTGCGCCTGACGGCACTTCATGGCCCTGTCTCTCTACCTTGCGTTCACCATTCTGGCGCGAGTCAATATTGGGAAACTGGCTAGATGATAACATTGATATAAGCAAGAAGGAACAACCATGCCATATCTACTGCGTGGATTATTACTTTCTCAAACATCACCATAGAGATGGTGACATGTGGGGCGTGGAGGCACGAGAAGCATGAGAATAGGAAACTTGGAGGTTACTTTTGAGCAACTACAACAGGCGCTCGGCTTACCGTCGGGTACGAGAATAGTCAGCATTGATTGTGGCGCACGAGAATCAGCTTGCCGGGTAGTGCATATCTATGTAGAACATCGGGCACTTAGTGATATTCAGAGTACAACCATACCGCGCGTAATACACAAAACCGTTTGGCATAATACGGATGGTACAAGAGCGTGATAATACTACTCGTCCACTATAATCCTCAGCATTACGGTGGCGCAGAAAGTAATCTGCACGACCAGGCCAAGGCACTCACGCTTGCTGGTCACACCGTCATAATTGAGCATAAAGACCCAGTGGCAGCATATGAAAAGCACCAGCCAGATATAGTACACTTTCACACTATTCATCTTGGCATAGGCGTAGGTATACTCACGTGGGCACAAAATCTAGGTATCCCTCATTGCATCAGTATGCATGATTACTGGCCCTTTAGCCGCAACAGACTACTAATCATTGACTTCGATCAGTCCTGTCCCGGTGTCACGGGAGTCTGCGATAGAGATTGTATACGCTTTAACAATTGTCCGTATGGCCCAGCGCACACCGCGATTCGAGACGCCGTTAACAACACACCAACTATTGCGTTTAATACCTACTCGGCTGAAATCTATACAAGAAATGGTATTCGAGTAGATGCTGTTATTCCACACGGCATTGATACCGATTACTTTTGCCCTGAAGGCGAGAAGGACTGGGGAAAAGTAGTAACAAGCGCAGCATGGGCAAATCAACCACATAAAGGCGTGCATATTCTCAAGGCGGCTCTGCGTCGCGCAAAGGTAGATGCTACACTTATAGTAGGCACAACACGCGATAACGTTAGAAAAGTATTACAACGATCAGGAATTTGGGTGGGAAGTAGCGTATATGAGGAAACATTTTGGCTAAGTTTAACAGAGGCAATGGCGGTTGGTTGTGCTGTTATTGCTACGGATGTAGCAGGTGGTAAGTTTCAAGTTCGACATGGCGCAACAGGACTAATAGTTCCCAAACTCGATATTCAAGCTATGGCTGACGCAATCACCCACCTCGTTAGTGATCGTGAGCGTGCTATGATTCTCGGCAAGAACGCTAGGAAATGGGCAGCAGAAAACTATAGCTTCGCACGCTGGGGTCAGAACCTCTTACAATTCTATGAAAAACTTCTACAAGGATAGTCATGGTAAACTCCGTTGTAAAACGCGATGGGCGTACTGTGCCCTTCAAACAAGAAAGAATTACAAATGCCATTTTTAAGGCTGCGCAAGCCGTAGGTGGTGAAGATCGTGAACGTGCAGTTCTAATTTCTACTGCCGTAGTAGATAGTCTTAATGCGCAGTTTACTGACGATAACATACCAAGTGTTGAGCAGATTCAAGATACCGTAGAGAAGATACTTGTTGCGTATGGTCACGCAAAGACAGCAAAGGCGTTTATTCTCTATCGTGACCTGCACAGTAAATTGCGTGATATTCACGCACTAATAGATGCTAACGAGCTAGTACAAGGGTACTTAGATCGCCTAGACTGGCGAGTTAATGAGAACTCGAACATGAGTTACTCGCTACAGGGGCTCAATAACCATATTTTTACTGCTGTGAATAATGCTTACTGGCTCAATCAACTATATCCTCGCAATATCCGTAATGCACACATGAATGGCGATATTCACATCCATGACCTCTACCTACTGGCAGCATATTGTTGTGGCTGGAGCTTAGAGGACTTGTTGCTTCGTGGCTTTGGTGGTGTGCCGGGTAAGCTAGAGTGTAGTCCGCCTCGGCACTTTCGCTCCGCTTTGGGTCAAATTGCTAACTTTCTTTATACTGTTCAGGGCGAGGTGGCGGGCGCAGTAGCAATTAGTAGTTTTGATACACTGCTTGCACCTTATGTTTGGGCTGATGACTTGGAATATGATGAAGTCAAACAAGCTATGCAAGAGTTCATCTTTAACATGAACGTGCCTACGCGAGTAGGGTTTCAGTGCTTCTCAGAGGATACTGAGATTCTAACTAGTTATGGGTGGCGAAGTTACCAAGATGTAAAAGTTGACGACGCTATAGCTACATATAATCCCGATACTGAAATAATAGAGTATCTCCCGGTACTACGAATGTTTAGTGCACCATACTCGGGAATAATGTACAACCTAAAAAACAGAGTGAATGACCAGCTTATATCACCTGGGCATAGAGTTGTAAGGCGGGGGTTCAACAATAACAAGAAGATTACTATTCAGCCAATTGAGCAAGTACTAGAGTATAATTCGCCAGTTTGCATACCACTCCTGACAGGCGGAAACTCTATGGGTAGCAGCGAGCTAAATAATGACCTCGTTCGTATTGCTGCATGGATTATCTCAGATGGAACTTGGGATAAAACTGGTAGAGGTTTTGGAAGAATAACCATTTTCCAAAATAAAGACAAACACCCCGATGCATACCAGGAGATTATAGAAATCCTTGACAGACTTGAATTGGTCTACTCTATTAATGATAGCACTACTGGGTTTGGCTCAGTAACTCAAATACGTATTGACACACCTGGCTCACGACAGTTGGTAGAGAGTTTATGGAAAACTAGCAAAGACCAGGGCCTAAAGTTTATTCCAGAATGTATATTAAACGCAGATACCCGCCTTTCACGTCTTTTCATAGAAACTTACTTAAAAGGTGATGGCGATACCATCAGAGTAAGAACATCTACAGCGAGTAAAGAAATCAGGGATGGCTTGATCCATGTAGGAATAAATGCGGGCTTTATGTGTACAGTCTTTACGCGGGAATTTGATGGTCATTCGACCAATAAACAGGACTTATATGTTATTAATTTCCTCCGTTCAGAAAATACATATATTCAGAGAGTACGAGAAGTTCCTTATGAAGGTATAATTTGGTGTCCAACTACTAAGAACGATACTGTTATAGCGCGACGAAATGGAAAGACATTTATCACGGGAAACACACCATTCTCAAATATTACTATGGATGTACAGGTTCCCGCACACTTAGCTGATGGTAGTGTTGTCTTAGCTGGTGCATATAATCCACATACATATGGCGAGTTTCAAGAACAGGTTAATATGATTAATCGTGCATTCGCCGAGGTAATGCTGGAAGGCGATGCCAGCGGGCGAGTGTTTACTTTTCCTATACCTACATACAATATCACAGCTGACTTTGAATGGAATAATCCTAGCCTTGACGCTATGTGGCAAATGACGGGTAAGTATGGCATTCCCTACTTTGCCAACTTTGTCAACTCTAATATGAATTTAGAAGATACGCGTTCTATGTGTTGCCGGCTTCATATCAATACCAGTGAGCTAAACAAGCGTGGCGGTGGGCTTTTTGGTTCAAATCCGCTAACGGGAAGCCTGGGTGTAGTTACGCTGAATATGGCACGCATAGGATACACAAGCGATACGGACGAGGAGTTTCTAAATCGCGTAGCCGAACTAATGGATATAGCGCGCGACAGCCTACTCCTCAAGCGACAGGTTATAGAGGGCTTTACAGAAAAAGGGTTGTATCCCTACTCTAAGTATTACCTCAATAATGTAAAGAGGCGTTTTGACTCCTACTGGGCCAATCACTTTAACACCATCGGCGTCATTGGTATGAACGAGGCGCTACGTAACTTTATGAATGTAGACTTAACTAGTGAAGTTGGTCGCGCCTTTACATTGCACGTTCTTGACTTTATGCGTAAACGGCTACTGGCATATCAAGAAGAAACTGGCCAGATGTTTAACCTTGAAGCCACACCGGGGGAAGGCGCATCCTATCGCCTTGCACTACTAGATAAAGAAAGATTCCCCAATGCCTTCACGGCTGGACAAAATGTGCCATACTACACCAACTCTACGCAGTTGCCTGTAGATGCAACTGATGACCTATTTGAGGCGCTTGGCTGGCAGGATGAGATTCAAACTCAGTACACTGGCGGCACAGTCTTTCACGCTTATCTGGGCGAAAGCCTATCAAATACAACTCTGATTAAGCAAGTTGTCAGGACTATAGCTCTTCGATTTCGTCTGCCATACTTTACTATTACACCAACATTTAGTATCTGTCCCGAGCATGGATATATCACGGGGGAACACTTTACTTGCCCAACGTGCGAATCTGACTGTGAAGTTTACTCAAGGGTGGTTGGTTATATACGACCGGTGAAGCAGTGGAATAGAGGTAAGCAAGCTGAGTTTGCCGAGAGGAAAAGCTTTGAGACAATGCGTGTCGCCGCCGTTCCCAAGGAGTAAGTAGATGAAAGTATTATTACAAATGAGTGGTTACTCATGGAGATTATGTCATAAATGAAGATAGGGCCGTACACTTTGGGTTATAATGACGAGAATCAGGGAATATATATGGGTGATTCTCAGGTTTTAAGTCAAGAGTTGCCCGATGAAAGTATAGATTACATTGTTACGGACCCCCCATATCCTCGAAAGTATCTGCACCTCTATGAGTGGCTGGCAAAGGAAGCTAGTCGTGTTCTAAAACCTGGCGGTCTTTGTTTGGCCATGAGTGGTCATTACCACCTACCCACCGTTATAGATTTAATGGGTAAGTACTTATCCTACCACTGGATATTTGCAATATATCTCCCGGGACCAAAGAATAGTGTTTTCCCACGAAAGATTCTGGCTAGTTGGAAACCAGTTCTCTCCTTTTCCAAGGGCAAGTATACGGGACCCTGGTGGGTGAAAGATATTTTCTTCTCACCAGCGCGAGAAAGCGGACTTCATATATGGCAACAATCGGTAGCAATGATGGAGTGGTTCGTTTGTCGCTTACCGCCTGACAGTATTATTCTCGATCCGTTCTGCGGGTCAGGAACTACCTGTGTGGCTAGTCGTATGAATAATCGAACATACCTAAGCTTTGATAATGATGAAGTGGCTGTGCATACAGCACGCGAGCGACTTAAGACAGTGCAACCTTATCCTATTATGGTAGAATATGAGCAGC